AAAGCCAAAACCGATGTCATCTTTAGAACCAGAAGATGCCACTGTTAACTTTGCCTTTAGTGGAGTCACAAACGTATCAAGAGCAGGTGTAGCATTACCTCTTGTCTATGGTGAAATATTTGTCGGAAGTATAAATGTATCAAATGGTATTGATACAGATCAGATTGAGGTTTCTGTTTAATGACTATAGCTCCCTTTGGACCAGGTGATGAATATGTAATTGATGATTTTATTGATTCTCATTACTTTGGCCAAACAACTGATCAAGAATTAGATGACTTTTTTAAGAGTGCTGGTTTAAGTCTTCTTGGTAATGATGTCGAATTTGATCCCCTAACAGGAAAATTAGTTAGAAAAAATGGGGTTGCTGTTGAGTCTGCAACATATTCACAGACAGGCACAACTGGAACAATTACACATGATGGTAGTGTGACAGTCGTTGCTGGTGATAAAGTATTCATGCAGAATATTTTGCAAGGAAATTTAGAAGCTGGTGAATTATTTGTAGCTTCGGTGACCTCCTCTACAGTTTTTACCGTTACACAAACATATTCAGCTTCTCAAAGTTACGCAATTACATTTTTTATTGATAAAGAAAAATCTGCCAGTTATTCTCAATCATCAGATACAATTACTGTTACTCATAATGGCACAGAAACAATAGCTGTTGGTGATGTTGTTGACCTAAACGTAACCTCTGGTTCTGGTACAACAGAGAATGTAACTGTCACTTCTGTCATTTCATCAACAGAATTTCAAGTTGCAAGCAGTAATTCTGTCTCTACATCAGGTAATGCTACTTTTACAAAACAAGATTCTGATGTTGTTGGTTTAGTTGATGGTATTTTTACACACAATGAATCAATATTATCAAGTAAACAGTCAAATGATCTTATAGATGTGTTATCAGAAGGTCAGATAAATGGTTTCCCTGCTGCTTTAGATGCAAACCTTACAAGAGGTACTGATAAATATAATATTGCATCCTTAAAAAATGTACATTTAAATGGAACACCAATTTTAAAAAATTCAGCAGATATAAATAATCTTACCGAAGGTGATTTTAATTTCTCTAGAGAGGATATTAGTTTTGAACCTAGATTTGGAACGTCTAATCAGACTGCACTTACAACAATTAATGAAATAGAATCTGAAACTGCGGTTGGTATAGAAGTCACAAAAGCAACTCCAATATCAAGATCTATATCCAATGTGATAGACAAATTAAGAATTACAATTTCATTGCCTTCTCTACAAGAATTTAATTTAGAAACAGGTGAGACAAATGGTACACAGGTCAATTTATCAATAAAAATTACAGAAAACAATGGCATAGAACATACTGTTATTTCGGGTTCTAGAGGTGCTGTTGTTGGTAAAACAAATACACAGTATTTCAGAGATTATATAATAAAAAATTTATCACTTTTAAATTATCCTATAACTGCTACTGTTACGAGAGTTACAAACGATTCTACTGACACTAATTTACAAAATAAATTTTTATGGTCATCTTTTACAGAAATAACAGCAGAACAGAGAGCTTATCCAGACATTGCACACGTCGGTTTACGCTTCAATGCTGAATCTTTTAGATCAATACCAACTAGGACATATCGCATAAGAGGAATTAAGGTAAAAATTCCACATAATGCAACTGTAAGGTCTGATGGTAGTTTATCTTTTAGTGGCAGTTTTAATGGCACGTTAAAAACAGATAAAGAGTGGACAAACGATCCAGCATGGATTTTATATGATGTCTTAACTAATACACGTTATGGTGCGTCAATAGCAGAGACAAATATAGATAAATTTGCTTTTTATTCTGCATCTGAATACAACTCAGAACAGATAGATGATGGATCGGGTACTGGATCTACTGAGGCAAGATTTAGTTGCAATGTAAATATAAATAACCAGAAAGATGCGTTTGAATTAATACAAGACATTTGTTCTGTAATGAGAGTACAGGCATTTTACGAGGCGGGCAGTATAACGATTACACAAGATAGACCATCAAATCCTGTTTATACCTTTAATATCTCCAACGTAACTGAAGGCGGTTTTTCATATAGTAATCAGAGTCAAAAATCTAAATTTACAAGGATAAATGTAGGCTTCTTTGATATGACAACAACTGCTGTTGACTATGAAACAGTTATTGACGAAACAGCAGAGTCAAGATATGGAATTATTAAAACACAGACTATAAAAAGTTTTGCCACAACATCAAGAGGTCAGGCTTCAAGAATGGCGAAATGGTTATTGTTCAACCAAAATAATTCTTCTGAAATAGTTAACTTTAGTATTACTGCTGAAGCAGGTGTGTTGGTACGTCCTGGACAGATAATATCAGTGGCAGATGAGG